CCGAATTGCCGGAGTCTCTTTTTTTTCACCACCAAACAGTCCAGAAAATGCGTTGATCATGTTTGCACCTGCAAACACCTTTTTCTCAATGCCGTTCGCCACGGCCTGCAAAATCGGTTGTGCGCTGCCGCGTGCCTTGTCAATAAATGTGCTCACTGCCTTGCCCAGATCCGGCGGTGGTGCGTTTGCAATCTGATCCTCGACGGCCTTCAGCACGTCCGGTTTTTTGCCCGCACCTGCTGCGCCTTCCAACTGCTTCAGCAGCCCGGCCAGACGTGCCTGTGCTTCGCCGAGTGCGGGACTGCCGCCCGGCCTGCCCTGCGCGTTCATTCCTGCGCCCAGTGCGTTGCCGATCATCTTCAGTGGATTGGTGAAATCCAGTGCTTGTTGCGCCGCGGCTGCGGTGCTGGTGATCAGTCGGCCCATCAGCTTCGGCCACTGCTCCTCCAGATACGCCATGCCCACGTCGATTGCTGCCACCAACACGTCCGCAAAAAACTTCGCTTTCTCCGGCATTGCCGCAAACGCCTGAAGGATCTGATTGGCCTTCGTGGCCATCGCCGTCAGGTGTGGCAGAACCATTTCGCCCAACATGCGCCCCAGCGCCTGCACACCCTCAATTAATGAATTCCACTGACCTGTGAACGTCGCATTTGCTTTTTCGAGTGCTCCGTAAAACTTGCCGCCTTCCGCTGTGGCGGAAATCAGTGCCTTCTGCACCATGCCGAAACTGATTTGTCCGGCCTCACGCATCGCCATCAATTCAGCGGTGTTTTTACCTGTCGTTTTCGCCAGCAGTTCGAAAAGGTTGATACCGTTTTCAGCGAACTGATTTTGCTCCTGCGCCATCAGTTTGCCTTTGGCCTGCACGTCCGTGTAAGCCTTGGCGAGAAACCCCAGCTTTTCGGAATTGCCCATTGCCAGATCGCCCAGCAACTGCATTGTGGGAATGATGTCGGTTTCCCCGACTCCTTTCGCCAGCAACATCGTTGCGGCTTCGCCTGCAGACTGCACACTGAACGAAGTCCGTGCCGCGAACTTCTCCAGCTCGCCGAACAACTTCGCGCCCTTGTCCACGTCCATCAGCAACGTTGAAAACGCGGCCCGCGCAACTTCCGCCTCAGCGGCCAGATTCACCACACCCAACGCCATCCCTTTGACCTGCTGAACGGCCCCTGAAAATAGGCTGCTCAACTGCATTCCTGTGAAGGTCTGCAACACGCCATTGGCAAACGATTTTGCCTGCCCCAGTGCAGCGTCCAGCCCCTGTTTCAGGGGTCTGGTATTCGCCCCGATGTTGACGGCCAATGTTCCGAGACTAGCCACGGCGTCGTGCTCCTATTGCCTGCAGTGCCATTGCTGCAACGTCGTGGCTTGCCGGTTTTGCTTCCTGCTGCTCACCACGCCACCACATTACGCTGTTTGGTGTCACGTCTCGACCTCCCAATGCTCCGGCAACCATCGCCGCAAAGATCCCTAAAGCCTCATGTGTGCCTCTGTGACCAATCGGGTCAATTGCGTCCTTCGCCTGCCATTCCTGCCATTGCTGCGGTGTCATGTGATCCAGCATTGCGTCCACGTCCAGCCAGCCCATGACTTCGGCCAGCCGATACGCCGTCAACCTCACTGGATCACGTTTCAGTTTTTTGCTGTGGTCTCGATGTCTGCACTGCTGAATCCTGACAGCCGCTGTGCAGCATTCACGATTCGCTCAACCACGTCCGCTCGCTGTTGTCCGATTGCCTGCACGTCCGCTGTGGTGAACAACGGAACGCCGTCATCGGACTTGCAACACGCAACCACCAGCCGCTCACGGATCTCCAGAACACGCGCGGCCACTGGTCCGGATTTGCCCTGCATGGATTGCTCGAACCGTGTCCGCTCCAGTGCCGTCATGCCCCACACCGGAATCACCACACCCTCGCCGAATTCCGGAACCGGAACGTCCTCCCGTGGAACTGGTAACGGCGTCCGAAATGCTGCCGGGTCAATCACTGTCCTCATCGTCATCCCCCTCTGAGTCGTCTGTTGTTTGCGGCTGATGCAGCTTGAACTGCGCCCGCACCGCCGCGTCAATTTGCGCCTGCGTCATCGCAGCCGCCTTCCTGCATTCGTCATCGAGTGGGACCGCTTCGCCATTGCGAACCAGCGCCACGCAATTCGTCTCCGGGTGCTCCGTCTGGTCAATGACCGTTCCGACCGGGACAAACCGCCGACTGTCAGACTCGACAATCAGCGGGCTTTGCCACGAATCGACCGCACCCAAATCTCTGGTTGTTCTGCACTTCATCAGATCACCTCATCAGCTAGGCAATACAGGGCACCCGTCGGCCTTCAGCGTGATCGAAGATCGCAGCCCGTCGGTTGCGTCGCCGGTGATGTCCACGCCAATCCCAGAACTCACGAACGTCAGTTCCGTGCTCGCGGTGTTGGCGAACTTGACCTTCCAGTTCACGTCGTTCGGTAATCCGTTCGTCGTGAGGTGTGCAGCCACCGCCAGATCGGTGATTGCCTGATGTCCGGCCAATGCCGGATCATACAGCAGATCGAACGTCACGCTCCCGCCTTCGACGTATCCTGTCGGGTCGTATTCAACGCCCGCCGTGCCGTCCAGTGTCCGGCTGTCGTAGGTTTCGGTTTCGATCCCGCTGATGCTGAATCCTGTGACCTGTGCCACCGCCGTGTAGGTGGTGCCGCTGGCCTGTTCAATAATCGTGCCTTTGACTTTCAGCTTTGCCATTTCTCAGTTCTCCTATGGATTGAAAATAATGTCGTAGTCCAACGTAATCGCAAACACCCCGTTGTCGCTGCCGTCTGTTGCAGGCTCGTAGTCGTGGCTTTCGGAATTGAAGATCGTGGCCCCGACCGTGAAACTCCCCGCTGCTCCACTGTAGTCCGTCAGTCGTGCCTTTACAGCGTTTGCGAGTGACTCGGTTTCCGGGAACGTCCGGCCCTTGCAATCCACGTCAATCACGATGCTCCGGAGTGTGCTCGTGGTTGCGTCCAGACTAAGGAATTCTTCGCTGTTTAACTGCGTCAGCACGACATACGGCAACGCCGCTTTTTGCGGTGCTTTGTTGACGTAACATCGGCTGCCGATCAGGTTGCTGATGGCTGCCGTGTTGATCAACAGATTCAGGATTCCGGTAATCACTTGTTTCGGTTCCCCTCAATTGTGATGCCCTCGGAAACGTACACGCGGATAATCTCGCGAATGTTTCCGCTGTACCCAGACAGCGTCACCATGATCGGACGTGCCTGTGCTGGCATACGTCCGCGGTTTGCCTTTTTGCCTCCGGTGTCCAGTCGCACGGATTTGCCTTTCCATCCACCGCGGCCGCGCTTCCCGCCAACACGTCCGCGTTTGGTGCCTGTCATACGGTTCTGCGTGCCGCTGAACCACCAATGCACGTTTGCCTTGTCGATCCCAACGCCTGCCCGCTTGCTGTCCTTGCGTGCCTTCTGAGTGGTTGCAATCTTCTCGCGCAACTGCGATGCCTTCGCCTGCTGTTTGTCCGTCAGTCGCTTTTTCCGCAAGATGTTCGGCCCAACGCCTGCCCCCACTTTGACAGCTCGCCCGCCCGCGTTGTACTTTCGCTTCACGTGCCGCCACGCCACAGCCTTCCGCACGCTCTTGTATCGCGTCGGGATCTCCGATTTGACTTTGTCTCTGCTAAACTTTCCGACCGCCGCCAACGCCTTCGTGGCAACCTTGCCATCAACCGTCGCCAGCATTCGCTGCGCGGCCTTCTGCACCGCCACCATATCCACGTGCGCGGCCAGCAACTGACCATGTCCACTCAACCCGGAAGCGAACTTTGAGAACATCAGGTTGTCCGCCTTCGCGTCTGAATTTCGATGGAATTGTTCGCCAGATCCACGTTGATCACGCTCACGATTTCGTACACCTTGCCATCGGTCAAAATCCGCATGTCCGGCGTTGCGTTCTCCAGCGTCTTTGACCACGGGCAATTGAACACGAAATCAACATCGGATTGGACCTGCGACACACGCCAAAACTCCCGACCGCCACGACTCCGCACTGA